ATACAATGGCCCAACAAGATCAATACAATCCAAGAAGAGTCCAGGTCGCAGCGCGACCTGATGGTAATGCCCTACAACCTAAACTGCAGCTGAGTGCTAGAATGAGCCTGCTGTTCTTTAGATCAACCTTCCTGCTGTCCCCTGCAGCAGTGGAACAAATGCAGCGTTTCTTAGAGACGGTATGCCCCGTGCCCACCGGAGATGGTACCATTTTCTATAATGGCTTTGAGAGAGGACATGAACACCCATTTTCCGCAACACTTAGGAATTTCTTTTATCATTTGAGCTACCTTAAATACCTTAGGGACGGCGATATATTTGATATAGGTGTGCAGAAAATTAGGCTTGCATCAGCAATAGATTTTAACGGCCAACCACTGACAAATCGATGTGGTGGATCCCAACCTAGTATAGGGGCCTTAGCTTACATGCGTGAGCAGGAGGCACCCGAAATAGAAGGGATCTGTGCTTGTGAGTCTGATGGTGAGAACCATTGTGCAACATGTAATCCCTTGCTGTTTAGATATGGATTGGCTGTAGATTCGCCATACTATCCAGGTGTGATACGTAGGTTGGCTTTACACACCACTGGGATCATGATTTTTTATGATCATGACAGTGCTGGGGAAAGCGGTAAGCTCATAGATGATGAGGGAGTTTTTACAAAACTACCCGGAGGAATCGTAAACCATGATGTGAAAGGAAATCCTGCACCTTACATCCATAGGATCATCCGAACCGATAGGGGAGGAAGATGGGTTTATGATTTTGAGAATGTAGCAATAGTCTGCCAAGTTATCCACAAAATCAGGAATGGTGATGTGGACTACGTAATGGTTAAGACGTGTGCTATACCTCATGAGAACTGGGATTCAAATGACGTCCCTCTCACAGGCGTCCCCACGTTCAAATCCGAGTTTGTTGAAGAAGAACGCCCTAATCTATCTTTGGAAGTGCCCGCAGCCGATGATGGCTACCCTGATTTTGCCCCATTGCCAGTCTTAGACTGGGCGGATGTGCCAGAACCCGCAGTCGAGGAAGAAATCATAGTAAACCAACCAGAACCTGAGGCCCCTTTGCCACCTGTCGTTCGAGCAAACGTACTGGAAGCATTGAGAATGCGCCCTAGGTTCGGCCTACCACCACCTAGCGATCCTGTGGTCAGACCCAGAGCCCCTAGCTTTGAGTTGATTGCTGCCCCAGAAGATCGTAGAGAACTCCAGAGAGACATTTTATTCCTGGGTAAAAACGTTCTCGGAAACAGTGTTGACAGAGACCATTTCAAAGACCCACCTCAAAAACTAATCTTTATGAAAGAATTGCCCGAGGAGCCGACCTTGCGCATGGCAGAACTAAGGATGCGTAAAGTTCTGCAATCTAATGAAACTGTTCTTGACTTCCTACGTCGTCAGGAATATAACTCCGGTAATTTTGTGGAGCTAAAACAGTTCATAGACTTTCATTTTAGGAGCAAGAATACCAAGATAGTTGAGAGAGCCGTCCAAGATTTGAGCTCCGACCGCACCCTGTATTACATAAACTTCCAGGTGACTGAGTATAATTATGGCGTGTTTAGAAAGCGATGGGTCGCTTGCGCACCTACCAGTTACGTGAAGATTATGTACGGAGCAATCGGTACGAAAGAAAACCCGAAGTCAATAGAGATTGCTACCGCGAAGGCTTGTAATGACAACCCTGGTCTCGATGGAGGCCTATTAGAAGAGGCTGGTTTAATTGCAGAGTATATGAGAAGATGCAAGAGAGCCAGAGCCGAAGGTTTTAGATCTAAGGCTGTTGTCAAGTTGTAGGGAACTCTGGAAAACGCACCTCCTCTAGCATACCTGACATCAAGTTGCGTGACCATAGAGAGTCGTTTGGATCCAGTAGCTAATTTAGGATTAACACCCCCGAATTTTAAGCTTTCTGGACCTTACGCATCCGGGTTACAAAATTGTGTCTGTGATGTGCCAGAAGGACACATTGGAGCAGTGCAAATCTTTCCTTTGCTAAAGTATGACGGGTACACAACGCCTACCGTCAAGCATCATTGTCCTAAGACTGCAGCGGCTGCCTCTTTGAGAGCCTGTAGTAACAAGGTGGAGCCTGATGAAAAGTTCTTTTCAGAATACACGGAATACTTCAATGGGGAGTATACGGACATCCTTTTAGGGTGTTTGGACCTCAGTGGCGAAGTAGGTGTTTGTTTTGAAACATGGCTTAGTAAAGATGGCTTTGATGAAGGGTATCGTAAGAAGATGCGACAAGCAACACATCACGATTACCTGGACTTGAACCTTAATGGAACATATGATGCTTTTGCAAAGATAGAGATGCAATACACTTCAGTACCTCATGCTTATAAAGAGACAGCGATGAATGAGGTGAAAGAGAGGCAGATTTGTGGTCCAAAAGATCAGAAGAAGTGGTATGCCAACCCTTTCATATACTTTATGGAAGGTGTTGCTCATGAACACTTCAAAGATTATTGCGGACGTAAGAATTGGGAACAGATATGTGCGGACATTCATGAAAATACGCAACATATCCCTAACATCATATATGGGGCAGCTGATGGTTCAGGTTTTGATATGACCCAGCTGATAGTTCATAACCAAAACTTACACAAATTGCTGAAGCGTATGGCGGCACACAAAAATGTTGTCTTTAGAGGAGATTTGTCGAAGGAGAAAGTTCAAGAAGC